CCAAAAATATCATGGATATCATTAAACCCTAACGAGTCAGCTCAAATAACTGCTAGAATTATCGGTAGAGCGGGTGGCACTGGAGTTCGTTCACGGTCATTTTTTGTAAATGGGTATGCTGACACTCTAGATAATACAGGAACAATTGAAGGTAACTACGCTGTAGTTAATACCACAGGCGAAGTTAATACAGCACCACCCACAGGATGGAATGTGCAGTTGCAATTTGTTCCGGATTATTTAGGAGGACAGACCAACTACATACGCATTCAAGTATTTAATAACACAGCAACAAATGAAACAATAAATTGGACTGCTTATGTTGAGCTTGTAGTAGACACATTAAGTGGGACTGTTAGATATAATGGAATTTAATTAAAGGAATAGTTTTATGAATTTTGATAAACTTACGTCTGAAGACATACGAAAAATGGTAAAGGGAGAACACTCTTCCCAAAATAAAATACAAGTTACCGTTGGAGATGAATACAAACCCACTATAACTAGAAATGTTGGAGATAAATGGACGGATGAGGACGGCAACGAGTGGGAGCAAAAACAAGGGTACGCTGTTAAATTAGGAAAAGAGTGGCAACAAGAGTTGCATAATGATCTTCACTCTTTTCCAAAATGTCCGAAAGAAACATGTACATGCACACTTCCAAAACGAAATGACACGAAAATGCGGGCGATCCATGGGATGTGTTTTGATTGTGTAATCGACATGGAACATAAACTGCGTATAACTGGAAAATTTAAAGAATATGAAAAAGAAAAACTAAAAAGAAATGCGATGGCATGGCTAGATGAGGCTGAAAAAGAAAAGGAGATATTAGCCGATACATTATCTAGACTTGAGTTTACCAATGAATTTGGTGATATTGAAAAGTGGAATACACATGTAAATAAAGAAGAATTATTAGATAAGATTTCACAACAATTTGAACAATTTAAGAAAGAATTTTTGGAAAAAATGGAGACCCGAAATGAAAATGATGCATAACACAATGCAGTTCTTAAAGGATATGTTATCCGATGTTGATGGGCATGTAAGCTCAAAACGTATTGTAGTATTTTTATGCACAGCTGCCCTGCTTATATCATGGGGATATAATATACAATACGGCATAACAGTTGAGGAATTTATTTTTGATGGTCTTTTATACATTGTAGTAGTTGGTCTCGGTGTAACAACTGCAGAAAAATTTAGCAGGAAGTAATATATGGACATGCGCCAAGAATTAGAAAATCTACAAAGAGAAATAAGAGCGTTACGATCCGAGAAGCCAGAAACTATACCAACTTCTGAAATTGGAATATTAAATTCATATCTAGAGGATATGAAAAAAACTATATACCAGCTTAAAGATGACGTATCCGATATCAAACGGGAGATACTGAATCCCGAAGATGGTGTAATTGTTAGATTAAATCAATTGAGCGAAAAGATAAAACTACTTGAAGTTGAAAAGATTTCTAAAATGGAAAAAAAGATAGAAGAAATAGAAAAAATAACAGATAGTATTACAAACTTTTCTGGATTCAAAGAAAATGTTGTTAAATTTTTGTGGATAGCACTTGGTGCCGTAATAACAATTATTATAAAATTAACGGTGGGTTGATATGAAGAAAATAATTTTAGAAAAAACTGTACCTACTAATAAAAAACTTTACAATTCAATAAAGTCTAAAATAAAAAGTAAATTTAAAGTATGGCCAAGTGCGTATGCGTCAGCAGCATTAGTAAAGGCATATAAAGCGGCAGGTGGCACATATAGAGTTGTAAAGGAAGAAATAGAAAACCCAACCCCGTATGTCATGGGCTATTCAACAGATAATTATGGAAACATTTATGATATTCTTTTTAGAGTAGGCACCCCTGAACATTTAGAAGAAGCTGTTTATAAAGGAAAAAAAGTTAAATTGGGAAAACCGTTTAGAACTCCACAGGGACCAAAAAAGTTTTCAGTATATGTAAAAAATCCGAAAGGTAACGTTGTGAAGGTTAACTTTGGACATAAAGGAAAAGGTGGAGAAAAAACAATGCGTATAAAAAAGAACAATCCCGAAAGAAGACGCAATTTTAGAGCAAGGCACAACTGTGATACGCCGGGTCCACGCCATAAGGCAAGATACTGGTCATGTAGATTCGGGTGGCCATCGAGTGGCAAGGGTTCAATCGACAAAACGTAATGCCAGCAAATTTAGCACTATTTGAACAGCAGTTATCAACATTGTTGAACAGTAAATCAGTGAAATCAACAGATGAATTTGCTGACAGGTTTTCAACAATACTCGATTTATCCATACGATTTCAAGCATCTACTTTGTTTGGAAATATCGTTATTTCCACTAATAAAGATCTGGTAAAAAATGGAATAAAATTAGCACTTGATATTGGATATAAAGTAGAAAAATATAAATTACAACTAAATAACACCCTCTCAGAAATACAAGAAACGAGCAATGATTTACAACAATTATCAGCGGCGTTAGAAAAAATACCTATACCCGGATTTTCTGCATATATAAAAAGCTACCTTAAAAAAATACAAGATGTACCTACTGACGAAAAAATAGCGCAATTACAAAATTTTATAAAAACTATACAAATAGAAGACTTAATGTGGTTTTTAGCAGCGTCTCAAATATCATTGTATTACCTAACTGCTAAATTTTCACCTATACCACCTAATCCACCAAGTGTAAGTCCGTCATTGGGTGTAGTTGTAACTTCACCTGGAAATGTACTATTACTGGCAGCTGCTCTAAAATCTGCATTTAAATCAAAAACTGCAAACGAAACGGCCACAAAATGTAAACTTGCAATAGATACATATACGAAAACAATAAGCGGTATATACACAGGCATAAGTCCAGTTGGTTCTCCATCAATAACACCGTGGATTGGTATTTTTTGATATATTTATTTGTATAGTATAATATTTTGGATTTTTAATGAAAATTTTGGAAGAAATAGAACTACGCCAAGAAATTCGCCGTTTTTTGAATGAAAAAAACAGCGGGGGTCTTACTAAGTGGTTTAAAGAAAAGTGGGTAGATATAAGTAGAAAAACAAAGTCTGGTTCACATCCACCATGTGGCGCATCCGCAGGAAAAAAAGAGCGCAAAGGAGGCAAATCAAAATATCCTAAATGTGTACCTGCTGCAAAAGCAGCATCTATGTCAAGTGCACAAAAAAGAAGCGCTGTTATAAGAAAAAGAAAATACGGTTCAACTGAAAGAGGTAAGGCGAAAAATGTTGCAACATTACCTAAAAAATAATACCAATAACATTAAAGAATATTTAATTGGATTTATCATTGGCATTTTGCTTTCTGTTGTTGTATCTTACATGTACAATGATTATAAAGCAATTAATGCCTCTAAAAAAATAGAGCAATTAAATAATAAAATTGATTCAATCGAAAGCGAAATAAAAGTTAAAGATTTACAACGAATTGAACTAGAACAACAGGTAAAAAATAAAAAAATAGAAATACAAGAAATTACTATTATAAAATACAAAAGACCACCTATAAATTCTGCAGACAGTTCGTTCCAATATTTAAAGGGGTTATTAAAATGAAATTTTTTGTTTTAAGTTTTTTACTAATCTTGAGTAATTTAGCAGCTAGCTCTCAAACATCAGATTCATTATTTTGTTTTACAAAAAAAGAAATTACAGTACTTGCAAATAAATTTAGAGAAACAGAAGATAGTGTTGTATATTTGAAGGCGTTGACCATAAAAAAAGATAGCCTCATACTTTTACAGGACAGTCTATATATAAAGGCTAATAGTCAAATAAAGCTTTACAATGAAAATATTGTGGCGTGGAAAAAAAAGGAAGCTGAGTATAAAACTCTTTTAAAAAATACTGAGCCGAAGTGGTATCAAAATAATTTTTTATGGTTTGGTATTGGCGTTTTTGCAACATTATTGATAGCTAAGTAATATGTCTTCAACTCAAAATATAAAACAGTTAATAAAATCAGAATATATCAAATGCGCGTCAGATCCAGTATATTTCATGAAGAAATACTGTCAGATACAACATCCACAACGTGGAAAAATATTGTTTCAACTTTACCCATTTCAAGAAACGGCACTAAAAGAGATATCAGAAAATGACTACAACATCATTTTAAAATCAAGACAATTGGGAATTTCAACATTGACTGCTGGATATGCATTGTGGATGATGATTTTTAATTCCGATAAAAACGTTCTGGTAATTGCTACAAAACAAGAGGTTGCAAAAAACCTTGTTTTGAAAGTAAGAACAATGCATGATCTATTACCATCTTGGTTAAAAAATGAATGCATTGAAGATAATAAACTTTCATTAAGATTTAAAAATGGATCTCAAATAAAAGCAGTATCCGCCGCAGCCGATGCAGGTCGATCTGAATCGTTGTCATTGCTTATAATAGATGAGGCTGCATTTATTGATTACATAGATGAGATTTGGGCATCTGCCCAACAGACACTTGCAAACGGAGGACGTGCAATTATATTATCAACTCCAAACGGAACTGGTAATTTTTTCCATAGAACGTGGGCGGGTGCTGAAACAGGAGAAAATGGCTTCAATACAATACTACTCCCATGGACAGTACACCCAGAACGAGATCAAAGCTGGAGGGACAAACAAACCCAGCTATTGGGCGAGAAAATGGCAGCACAGGAATGTGATTGTGATTTTATTTCTTCTGGACACACTGTAGTAGATGGTGCTATTATTAAATGGTATGAAGAAACATACATAAAGGAACCAGTAGAAAAAAGAGGAATCGATTCAAACCTTTGGATATGGGAATACCCAGACCCAGGCAAAACGTATGCCGTAGTCGCAGACGTTGCACGTGGAGATGGTAAAGACTATTCTGCTTTTCATGTTATTGAAATAGAAAATTTAGTCCAAGTAGCGGAATACAAAGGTAAGATGGATACAAAATCGTATGGTAATTTTTTGGTATCTATCGCTACTGAATACAACGATGCTCTTTTAATTATAGAAAATGCAAATATCGGGTGGGCTGCAATACAACAGGCAATAGATCGTAACTATAAGAATTTATATTATTCTTATAAAGAATTGGGATATGTAGATGTACAAGTGCAGTTGTCAAAAGGATATGACTTGAAGAACAAAGCAGATATGGTTCCCGGATTTACCATGAGTAGTTTGGTGAGACCAATGATTGTATCAAAGCTGGAAACATATTGCAGGGAAAGACTTCCAATAATAAATTCTAAACGATTAATAGAAGAATTATATGTATTTATATGGAACGGATCTAGAGCAGAGGCATTAAAAGGATATAATGACGATTTGGTCATGGCATTTGGAATTGCTTTATGGACTAGAGATGCGGCTATAAAATTAAAAACAGACGGAATTGCATTAACAAAAAATGCACTTTCTTATATAAAAACAACAAGACCCATATCAACTTCTAATTCATATTCAAACGAAACGGGTTGGTCTATGGGCCTTACTAATGGAAAAGAAGAAGATTTAAAATGGCTTTTATAATTTAAAGGTGATACATGGCAAAATTTTATGATAATATGAAAAAGCTTTTTTCGACTAGCGTTATAGTAAGAAATGTTGGTGGAAAAAACTTTAAGGTAGTTGACACCGCGAGATACCAGTCGGACGGAAGCCCATTTAACACTAAGGTCATAGACAGGTTTGGAAGACTACATGGTACAAAAGCGTATACAACAAATACATTTAACCAATACTACGCATACTCTTCGACAAAGATTGATCTTTACACGGATTACGAGGCAATGGATGAAGATCCTCTTATTTCGTCTGCTTTGGACATTTATGCAGATGAATCAACAACTAAAAATGAAGAAGGCGAAGTACTGGTCATAAAAGCAGAAGATGCAGAAATTCAAAAAATTCTTCACAATCTGTTTTATGATATATTAAACATTGAATACAACTTGTGGCCATGGACACGAAATATGTGTAAATACGGCGACTATTACATGTTTATTGATATTAAAGAAAACGTCGGTATAGTAAACGTAACGCCACTATCATCTTACGAGGTTCTTAGAGAAGAGGGTACGTCAACCGATGATATGTATCGAACTAGATTTGTGTATGAAGGGCCTCTTGGCAAAGGAACATTTGAAAATTTTGAAATAGCACACTTTAGATTATTAAGTGATACAAACTTTCTTCCATATGGAAAATCTATATTAGAAGGTGGGCGTAAAATATACAAACAGCTTGTTCTTATGGAAGATGCAATGTTAACTCACCGAGTTATGCGGGCACCGGAAAAAAGATTGTTTAAAATAGATATTGGAAATATACCGCCTAGCGAAGTTGACCAATACATGCAAAGTCTTATCAATAGTATGAAAAAGATACCACTTATAGATCCACAAACTGGAAAGTACAATCTTCGATATAATATGCAGAATATTCTGGAGGATTTCTTTTTGCCAGTTCGGGGCAAAGACAGTGGAACAACAATTGAAACTCTCGCTGGCTTACAGTATCAAGCTATCGATGACGTAAAGTATTTACAGCAAAAACTGTTTGCAGCATTAAAAATACCTAGAGCGTTTCTTGGCTATGACGAAAATGTAGAAGGAAAAGCAACACTTGCAGCAGAAGATATAAGGTTCTCCAGAACTATAGAAAGAGTTCAGCGTATATTAATTTCAGAATTGACGAAACTAGCGATAATACATCTTTATGCGCAAGGATACCGTGATTCTGAGTTGGTTTCATTTAAGCTTGAACTCACATCGCCTTCTATAATTTATGAGCAAGAGAAAATAAACCTTTATCAGAAAAAAGTAGAATTGTTTACAGCTGCAACTGAAACACACGCACTGTCTAAATTATATCTCTACAAGAATATATTCAATTTTTCTGAAGATGAGGCAAAACAAGAAGTTGCAAACATGATTGAAGATGCTAAATATAAGTTTAGAATATCACAACTCGAAACAGAAGGAAATGATCCAACTGTAACTGCACAGTCTTTTGGTACTCCACATGATGTTGCAATGTCAAATAATGCACAAACAGCGGAACCAATGGGAAGACCAAAAGAAATGGGAAGTGATTATGGAACGGATGCACATTATGCAGGACGGGATCCAATTGGACAAAAGGCAGCATCGGATGTAAAACCGGATTTCAAAATTTCGCATAAGTATAAAGGCGGGTCACCATTAAATAACGAATCTTCTGGATTTGCAGATTATTTGAATTCACACTTTAAAGTTAAAACTAGAAAAATTATAGCGGATAGTTTGAAACCAAGAAATGAAGCAAACGAAAATACATCTAAAATAACTGAGAATCAGGATGAAAATACATTTTTAGATGAAAAAAACATTATATCATAAGCAATAAATGTAAATAATCAAATATTACTCTATATTTATATGAAGTAATACTTTATAAACAAAGGAATTATGAAGATTTTGAAGCATTCTAAATACAAAAATACTGGTCTGGTATTTGAGCTATTAGTCAGGCAAATAACAGCAGATACAATAGAAGGAAAGGATTCCTTGGCTATACCTATTTTAAAAAAGTTCTTTGGTAAAAATACTGAACTTTATAAAGAGTATATGCTGTATTCTGCACTGATGAAAGAAAAGTTTAAAACTGAAACGAAATCAAACATATTTTTAGAATCGGTAGTAAAGACAAAAAAAACTATAAATACTGAACGGCTCAATAAAGAAAAGTATGAGCTTATAAAAACTCTAAAAGAGAAATTTGATTTAGATTTATTTTTTAAAACTCAAATTCCAAATTATAAACTGTTAGCATCGATATACAAAATTTTTGAATATAGAGATGAAGACAACCCCCTTGAGATAGTAAAGGCACGTGCTAGTATACTTGATCATGTAATGAATATGAACTCCAATCTTATTGAAAATTTTGAAAATACGTTAACCGAACCACTTGTTAACGAATCAAAAGACATAAGAATATTATCGTATAAAATTCTTGTTGAAAAGTTTAACGAAAAATACGGTAGTTTACATGAATCCCAAAAAGATACATTACGCCATTATATACTTTCAAAATCTAACTCTATAGACTTGAGACAGTTCTTTATATCAGAAGTATCACGTATAGAAAATACTATAATAAAGTCAATTCCGCATGCGGATAAAGTAATACAAATAAAACTAAATGAAGTAGTGTCGCTATTTGATACATTAAAAGATCAAAAATATGTTAAAGATGCCGATATATTAAAATTATTAAAACTTCAAGATTTAGAAGCAGAATTAAAAGGATTGACAAATGAGTAGTGCAATATATCCACCGTATGATCAAAACAAAGTAGCAGAAAATACCGATCAGTTTGATTTACACGGCCACCCAGGTAAGTTTTATAAGAGCATAGCGGCTACCGGAACTGTTTGGTTTACTGGCTCAAATTATGGGGCTGGTGCGGTTTTACCAGGAGCATCGGCTGCTGGTATGATATACCTTTCAAATGGTGGAGTTATAAGTGCATCTGCTTTAGCAGAAGGCCACATACATGAACTATCAGTTGAACACGTAGAAAGCGCAGCTGACTTTTATGTA